AACGACACCTGACGCACGATCGTCTGCACACCGTTGGCCTGCACCACCCGCACCCGCTGGACGTCTCGCGTCCCGCGTAGCGATATGGTCGCCGCCCCTTGCGTGTAGGCGATTGCGTGGCTGGCATGATCGACCAATTGGCCGGCAAGCCAGCTTGCGCCGTCATCGAGCAAGCTCATTACTGTTGGCCCGTGCGAACGCGGAGGACGTCCAGCTGCACGTTACCCGGGGAATCGTTCGACGACTTCTCCAGGTGGAAAAGAGCCTTGAGCGGGCCGGTCGCCGCACTGATGTTAAACGTCGTGGATTCGAGCACCCGCACGCCGTTGACGTAGAACTTCAGCGATGCTGGATTGCGTCCGTCAATCTGCAAGAACACCGGAGTTCCAACCGCAAAATCGACCGTTGTATCGGTCGCGGCCACTTCGGTCGTGCCGTCGTCCGATTCCGCATCGATGTTCAGGTCGGCGCCCAAGTCAAAATGGAAGAACGCCGATTCGGTGATGGAATCCGCATCGCTGGCGTTGGTTCCGTTGGCCACGCCGACCGACAAGTCGGCAACGTCGGCGTCGGCGTTGGCAACGACTTCGACCACCGCATCCAGGATCCAGTTGGATCCGAGAGCGAAAGACCGCTTCGACAACCAATCCAATTTTTGCGCTTCCGCCGTCGCACTGAACGCCGCGTCGAGCGATCCGCCACGGGAGTAAATGTATGGCGTGCCAGCAGTCAAAACGACCGCCGTATCACCGCCAGAGCGTTGCAATTCGATTTCGTAGGCCGGCCTGACGTTCAAATTGACATAACCCTCGGTGGCTGCCGACGTCGCGTCACCGACCGCCGATCCTAGGAAGAAGTCCCGGTCGCCGACCAGCGGCGGAATGCATGTCGCCTTATTGGCGCTGTGATCCCACCAGATTTCACCGCCATCGAGCCAAACTTGCCCCGCGGTTTTCTCCACGCGGTAAATGCCCTCGCACTGCGCGCCGCCCTTTTCGCCATTGGCCACATCGACGGGAATCACCGCCGCCAAGCCGTCCCGCAATTGGACGACTTCACCGCCAGTGATAGCCGCGTCGGCCGTGTAGTCACGCGGGCATTCATCGCCCTGGTATAGTTCCGCTTCTGCCATGATTCATGCTCCTGATTTATGCTTGCGAATAAAGCGGTCTAGCCATCGCTAGACCGCGTAAATGGTTTGCCTGCGAACTACGCCGCACCCTTCGACTTGATGCCGGCGAGCGTCTCGAACTTGTCCACGCCGAAATCGTGGTAGCCCCGGAATTGGATTCCGAGTTGGTCAAAGTCAGCGTCAGCCGTTTCCACGGTCGGCGTTTGCACGCCATCCAAGAACGACACCACAATTGGGGCCATGGCCGAATTGGGCGCCCGGAACAAATACCACGCCGTCGAAGAGTAGCCCGAATAAGCAGAATCCGAGAGCCACGGCACCACGACGGGCCGATACTTGCCCGCATGGATGTTGGTCTCGCTGACCTTCACAGCCGCCGAATTGCGTGCCGTGTAAAGGGCCTCCGCGACCGCTTCCAGTTCGGGCGGCACGAGCAGAATCGTCGGCGGCGGTCCGCCGATCCGCTTCTGTCCGTCGGCAGACGGCGACCGCATTTCGCGGAATTTCTTCACGCCGAGCGACAGCCCCACGCCATCCGTCCCGAGGTTTGTCGTGGCGCCCTCGATATAGTTCGAGTTGCCCGAAGTGAAGAACGTCGCGTTGTCCAAAAACTTGGTCCAAAAGACGTCGTTCATTTTCATCGCAGCGCCGCGACCGATGACATCGCGCAAAGCGTCGAACGCCCCAAGATCATCGTTGATGATGTCCTCGCGGGTGATCGAATACATCTTGGCGTAGGTGCGCACCTGCCGGGTAAAGCTTTGCTCGCCCGTGGTCGCGTGCTTGATCCGTCCGCCCTTCGGCAGCTCTTCATAGGCCATGTCGTCGAGCATTCGATAGCTCGTCACCTGCTTAAAGTCGGGCACCGATTTGATGGCCGCAATTTCAGTCCAAGCGTTGTCCTCCTGCATGTAGCCTTCCAACAACTCCTTGTTGGCGATGTTGGAAAGGATGCCCGGAAGGGAAAGCGTCGAAAAGCCGCTAGACGCGCGAATATCACGTCGCGGCAAAGCGTACTCCAGCACCTCGCGGACGTTGCCCGTGTGGATGCGGTCGCCAGCGCGGAGCGTCATGCCATTGGCAGCCGCCGCACGAATCAGCAGTTGCTGAATGCCAAGCCGGCCGCCGAATTCGCGATGGGCCGCGTCCAAGGTTTTTTCGTCGAACGCCTTGTCGATGTTTTGCAAGCGTAGCCGTTGGCAAACCGCCGCCGCGATGACATCGCCATTGACGTCCCGCTGGCTGGCATGAATTGCCGGAGCGGATGGCCGCGATCCGCGAACGATTGCCAACTGCGCCTTGGCGATGATTTCGCCAGCTTTCGCCCGGTAGGTGTCAGCCGACAATCGATTGCGGGCGGCCTTCGCCTTCAAGTCGCCGAGGGCCTTGCGGGCCGTCTTCTTCGCTTCGGCAAGGATCGCAGCCGGAGCGTCGTCTTCGATCGAAAGCAGTTCGCCATCCAGCGAATCCAAGGCGTCAGCGTGCGCGGCTCGAATATCGACGGCATCCCATGCGGCGCCGGCCTGCATGGTGTCGTTCTTGTACTCGGCCTGCACCGTGTCTTCCTGCTTCATTTCGGCATTCGCGGCCGGGGCGGCAGGGGCCGCGCCTTGCAGCGCAGCATAGGCCGCCTTGTAGGCGTCCATCTGCTCCGCCGATAGCGATTCCATCACCACGCCCAACGACTTCAACCAGTCCTCGAAACTCATGCTAATTGCTCCTCTTATTCGCGCGGCACTCGCCGCAATTCTCACACTCGTCGATTCATCCGCACCGCGCGGGACAAATGCTACTCCGTACAGATAGCCCGTCCTGGCGATGATCGCCGGGCCGGTGATTGTTTGGCCGTTTACCGTCGCCTGCTGACCTGCTGGCAGCCTCTCCAGCTTGTCAGGCGACACTTCCACCGAGGCCTGAAACGGAAATCCGCCAGCGGTCGCGCTCTCCACAACTTGGTCGCGGGATTCGCTGGCGTAGCTCAGCGAGCCGGCCAGCACAAGCCGCGTCCCGTCGTTGTCGATTGCGGTTACGTGCCCGACTGGATCGGTTGATTCGTGGTTCAAATTGGCGACCACGCTCGGAGCGGCCTCTAGCCCGCGAAGGTCAATGACAATCGGGTCTTCGTAGCCATCGACATACATCGGCCCGCCGTTGTAGGCGACCATCGAAAACGTGGGCACCTTACCGCCCGCCGCCGCCTGGATGTCTGGCTTGGATCGCAGTCGGACGCGTTTAGGCATTGCCGGTTGCCCCCATTTGCTGGACGGCCAACTGTGTCGCCGATTGCGTCTGCGCGTTCTCCCGCTGCACTTGGGCCTGCTCGATCGACCCCAGTTGGTTTGTCGCGTTGAAGATCGCCAGCCGCAATAGTTCCTTCATCTTCGGCACGTCTACGCCGTAATCGCTCGCCATGGCTTCGACGGCCGAGTCGTAATCGTCACCGGCTTCCGCGTAGACTTGGCGTAGCGTTGTCGTGCCGTTGCGGAGTCGCATATTTACCGCACTGGCCTCACTGGTAATGTCGGCTACCGGGTGATTCGGCCAATCCCATGAACGCTCTGGCGGATTGCGTGGATCGCCAAAGCCAAACACCAATGCGGCCTCTCGCCACCACTGCACAAACAGCTTGTCGAGTACACAGTCTTCGCAGTCGGCTCTTTCGATATCCACGCCGGCAAAGTACGGCTGAAAATCGAGCCGGCCGCTGGCGTAGTTGCTTTGCGAAGAATCGCAAGCTGCCATATTGTATGGCATGTTCTTCGGGCGGGCCTGCTCTGAAATTTGTGCTCGATTAAAGCTATCGTAGCTCGTGTTCGGGTGTTGGGCTTGCATCTGCTCGGCACGATAGCCCATCGGCAGCGCCGCCATCATTCGTCGTTCAATGGGCAGCGTCGAAAACGGCGCGACCGGTTCCGCGTCGCCGGGTGGCATTTCGGTATAGAGCAGAGCCGCAAAGCTTGCCGCCGTCTCCGCTGCCGATACCGTCGCCTCTCGCCATCGACGAGACGACGCGCCGACTTGCATGGTGCTCTTGCATTCGGGCACACCGCGATGTTGCTGCGGTCGCCGCATCGCGAACCAATGCAGCACATAGCGGGCGGCCACTTGCTTCGGCTGCTGGTAGTACACGGCCCATTGCGAACCCGGATGCTGTGGCAAGATGTCGTAGGTCAGCGGATTGCCAAACTCGTCGAACGTTACGCCGTCAATCACGCCTTCGCGTCGATAGGGCACGTATGGCGTAGTTACTTGGTCGCATTCGATCGGTACGACGTCGAGCTTGACCGGATGGCTGACCCGAGGGTTGGCCGTCACGATGCCGAACGATTCGCCATCGACTAGCTTGGCGTGCGCCGCCGTCCACAGCTTGCGACGCAATTGGATGGCTTTCGACCACTTCCTCCACTCGGCATTGATTCGCAGGTCGAGTGATCGGCTGCCGGTTTTGCAGGCGAGCGTAGGCCCCATGCCGACGAGAAAATTGGCGTGCGTCTGCGCGATGCCGTCGGCGTAGCCGTTGTTCGCCGCTTCATACCGCGACCGCTTCACCAGCCTCGTGCGAACGCCCTTGCTATTGGCGCTGTCCGCGTCGTAAGCGTCGGTGTTCGCCCAATAGTTCTGGAACTCGACCGAATCACTGGCCGCGTCGTATTTCGCTTGGATGTCCGGCCGCTTGGGCCTTTGCGGCGCTTCGCGGACGATGCCCAGGTAACGATCGGTGCTCGACCCTATGGCAATCACTAGCCACCTCCCGGCGGCTTGAGGCGAGCGAACCGCAAGCCAAATCCCTTTGCTGCGGCGGATGCCTGCCCGGCGGCCTTGGCAGCTAGGTAGCGATCGGCTTCGATTTGCGCACTGATCGACTGCGCGGCCACCGTCTGCGAGCCAACGGTTACGCTGGCCGGCTGCTTAGCCGTGCTTTCGATTGCGTCTGCGATCGTTTGTGGAGTCGTCATTGACCCCAACTATCCCAATCGGTCCCCGCGTAGTCAAATCATTTTGGGGTGGGGTACTATATGCGGGATGATCGTCAGCAAATTTCTTTGAATCGGCTTCTATCGGCACTTCGCGCGTATGCAGTACCTGCTTGCAGTTGCGGCAGAATCGACGCCTACGCCGCTCCTGCCGACCCGCTACGAAATACGAATCCTCAACACGCCAATCGCGACAGCCGCATCGCGGGCAGTCCCAGCCGTCGCCGCCTGTTGCTTGCGCCGCTAGCTCGCCGAGGGTGGGCCTGCGGATCACCTCGTCATCCATGTCACCGCCCCTTTCGCAATTGATCGAGCGTTGGCCGCGCCTGCGACCAATCGCGATGCTTGCGGTCGCTGACGCCCACGCCACCTAGCTCGACACCCGACACGCTCGCCGCGACGGCGGCGCCGACAATGCAATCGAATAGATGATTGTCCGGCCTGCCCGGCCGCTGTTGCCATTCGTCGCATTCGCGCCCGCGACCGGTTGTTCGCGTGCGATATTCGGCGGTCAGATGCTCGCTAATCATCCTGTGCCGCGTCGGATCGTGGCCCCACAAGCTTAGCGAGCCGCCGCCGCCGATAGGCGTGGCGAATCGCGAATAGACGAACGATTTCCAATAGTTCGAGTCGAACAGAACATAACGCACCGCTCGCCGTCCTGCGACGTTGGGCATTCGCCAGTTGTGGCCCAACATATCGCCTTGCCGCCGCTTGTATTCCGAGAACGGGGCGCTGCGAGCACCGACGTATTTGCCGTGCGACGGAAGCAATAGTTGGCCATGCCGACTTCCGGCGCAGAATCCGTAAATCGTGTCGGATTCAAAATTGGCGTCAATCTGCAACCGCTCGATTCGCAACTGCGCACCGTCCTCCCGTCGCCATTGGCGCGCCAGTAGGTCAGTCGTCAAGTTTGTCAGTCCCGCGTGGATCGACGATTCTTTGCCGCCGGCGTTTAGCTTGGCAAGCTTGACCCGAAGATCCGCATAGGCGAAATACTGCTCGCCCTGCTCAGGGTACGCGCCATAATCCAGCACGTAGCCCGAGAAGTTGGGCTCCCACCCAATCACCGCGTAATACAACGCATCCTGTTGGACGTCGATCATGCCAGTGACATGCTGCACGTTGATCGGACAAACGCCGCGTTCGCGTCCGTTGATCTTGCCCGCGAAGTCCGCCGCCGTCGCGCCGGCATCAACGCCGAGGTTATCCGGCTTCGGGTCGTTTTGGTATTCGCTTAAAAACGCTTCCTCGTTCCGTAGCCGAAGATTGTAGGCCGACTGCAACGCCGAGCATTCGTCGGGGCGAAAGCGGTCTGGCCATGCGACCACGGCGCCGGCGTGCATGGCGTCATAATTCTGGCGCACAAACTCGGTCGCCAGCGAAACGCCCTTGCCGGATCGCAGCGAGTCCAGCCGAATCTCGCGGTACTGTTCCCACAGCTTTTTGGCCTCTTCGCTCGCCGGCCACTCATACACCATCTTGCATCGTTCGCCCTGCCAATCCGGATGCAGGTCGGTCGATAGCAGGCGGTCGGCTAAATCATCCTGACGAATCACCGTAACAGGGGCGATAGCCGCGATTGCGGTTTTGGGGCCGGCTAAGCCGAGGATGGTTCCGTGAATGATCGATTCGCGGGCCTCCACCTGCGACGGACTGCGAGCGGAT